TAATACATTCGCCAATCATAAGTCCCGTATTAATATATGGATTTAAAAAGAATGATGAAATATTCGTATCATTAATATCTTTAGTAAATTCTTTTGTATTTTTAATGAGAAATTCTTCTGCTTCTCCTTCCCCAATTAAGAAGTTCCATAATTTTTTCTGCAATGAAATTCTGAATGCATTGGCTATTTGGCTATTCAGATCCTGATTTGCCATAATAGGAAATATGACTTCTCTTGGGTTTAAGCTGCGGGTATGATCTCTTCGCAATTCTTCGCGCAGATCCTGTTTTACAAATTCAAATTCATCTCCAGCAACTCCAAGCGGATCATAGGTTATTCCTCTGTCTTCGCATAGTGTCGGTTCAGTCAGCGAATCGAAAACGCCAATTCCTGCATTCTGAAGATCCATTACTAAATAATCCGCATCAAAGTCAAAAAAGATATCTTTGATCCTTCTTGCTTGCACGCCGACATCTCTACCTTTATATGATTCCATATAAACAAGATGCCTTTCATAACCTTTATTTAGAATAGGAATTGCACGAACACAAAGAATAATACTATTATCATTCGCTTTATTTGCTCGGGTAGCAATATCAACTGATACAAATCTTATCTCTCCATCTACCTTTTTAAGATCATAAGGATTCTTTTTTATATCATAATTATCATCCTTTTGCGGATAAAATGCCCTTTTCAGATTTCTAGGAAATAGGCTTGGCTTAAAATAGCTCTTCCCGCTAGATCCGCTAGGTATATTTAAGTATTCCATTTGCGCGGAAACTTCATCCATATCAGCCATTTCATTCTTTATCATATCTTCTGTTTTTATATTATGATATAATGTTATAAGATAGTCAAAAGCTAAGAAGCTGGCTGTTTCGTCCCCCATAATCATTCTTTTTATACAAGATTTTACATAAGTATACCAATATTCAGAAGTATACCATGCAGAAGTAATATAAGCCATCCTACCTTCTTCTTTTAATTCTGGGATGTTTTTATATTTTGATTCCAGTCTAAAAGGCGGAGTTCTTACTTCTAGCATTGGCTTAATAACCTGCTCTAATATCTGCTTCGGAACAAGTCTAGCCTCTTCTATTATTATATAATTGGCACGAAATCCCCTTGCAGTATCTGCGCTAGGCACAACCCTAATACTGCTTCCATTATGAAAAATAGCCTCGCATAAATTAGAACTAATTGATATATGGTCTATTTCTCTTGCTACGTTGGGATAAGTATTGCTCAAGGCACTTATTTTTTCGCTAACTATTAAGCCTCCTTGCTTTATCGTTTTAGAACAAGCAATTATTTTAATCCCAGGATATAATACCGCTAAAGTAAGTGTCCATACCGCTATAATCCATGTCTTAGCAGTGGCTCGGCTAGCAACAATATATGCAAAATTACTTTTTTGCAAAGCGTATATCATTAAAATTTGATAAGGATATAGTTTTATACCAAAATAAAGTTCAATGAATCTATGCGGATTTCTTCTAAAAAAAGTAATCCATCGCTTATATCTACTTCGGCGATCATCCAATATATCTGCAGACCTGACCATGGATTTCGGTCTAACAAACAGATTTTGTGAATTTATATCTTTTCGTTCTTGATTCTTATATGGTCTAAATGGATTAGGCATAACTATTTACCTCCATTAAGATATATCGGGTTCGCCAAATTCAGCAATGCCCTCTTCTTCGATATCATTCGCGAAATCATCGTCATCGGAATCATCTGCTTCAATATTAAAATCTCTACTACGAGTCACAAAATTTTTTAATGGTCTTGTTACATACTTTTTGAAATAAGAATCAATATTATCATAATCTTTGAAAAGTTCTTTATCTTCAAAATATTCAGCAGGTTCATTTTGCTCTATTATTTCTATAATATTCGAAAATGTTTCACGGGCTTTGCCTGAATTTGCAATAGAAGTTTTAGCGGGATCAACACTTGCTGTTTTCATTAAATCTTGCAATTCTTTAACTAAAGCCGCAGGAGTTGCTCCATTTCCGCTCTTTCTTTTTTTCCTAATTTCAAGACTTTTATGGCAAATTTCTTTTAATAAAACTTCTTCCGCTTTTGTATCGCATTTGTGCGTTTTCTTCCACTCACTCATTTCTTTTTCTAGAAATAGATAATCTTCAAAATCAAGATTTTCACCCCAATATATTTTCAGATCCTTATCTTCATCTGTATTTTCATCCGTTGATTGTTCTACATATATAGAAGGTTCTTTAAAAGTAAGATCCCCTTTATGCAAATTCCCATTATAAGTTGCACCACCTAATGTAGCTAGCTTAGCCTTGTAAATACTAAACACCCTATCGACAGCCTTCCCTTTTTCATATAATCCCTTTAGCGTTTCAATAGTCTTATCTACAATCACTTCGTCATAAACAACATTTAGCTTTCTACAAGTTCTAAGTAATGCTCTTGCAATATCTTTTTCCTCATTATAATAGTCAGTATATATTTCTTGGCAACATGATTTGCAAATAGAAAAATATCCATTTCTATCAAGTTCTAAATCTGTTGCAAAAAAGAAATCTGAATATTTTTTAGTTGTCATGCATCTTCGGCAATAAATAGTATTGACTTCGATGCCTGTCTTACTAATATTCTTTTTAACTTTTTTTTTACTTATCATCTACTCTCCAAAACGGATATATCCGTTCATTTAATTACATTGAATTTTAGACATTAATATAAATATGTAAATATTTTACTAATCTCCGATCTAACATTATCTTCTTCGCTATCAAATACGACAATACCTACATTCTCATTTCCTGCTAAATTATTTATAGCTCTTTTTAAGCCACAATATTTTCTATATTTATCTTGTGTAATTTGGTCGTAATCTCCGACAAAACATATTGTACTATTAGCCGAAGTTCTTTGCCCTATCATGCGAAACTGGTCTTCTGTGAGGTCTTCGGACTCATCTACAAGTATCCACGCATTCTTTATATCTCTTCCTTTTAAATATTCTGGGGAATCTACTTCAACCATGTTTCTATCTATCAACTCTTCAATAGTATATTGAGTATCATTATTATCTTCGAAAAATCCAAGCCACCCTCTGATCTTATCAACTTTTGTGCCTGGGAGAAAGCCATTCTTTTCTCCAACGCTAACATTGTGCCGTATGACAAAAAATCTTTCATATGCGCCTTTGTTAAGAAAATTCATACCAAACATCATAGCCATTTTTGTTTTACCCGACCCAGCGACCCCACCTAAAATTTTTATTTTAACATCAGGATTAGCTAATAAGTCAAAAGCAAATTCTTGTTTTATTGTTTTTGGCTTGAAGTCTTTAAATTTAGTATATATGAGTTTAACGAACTTATGCCCATCCCATCGACCTTTATCTATTACATCATCATCTTTATTTTTTATAATTAAATATTGATTAGTTAATAAATTAAAAACATTATTACCTTCATAGAAAGAAGCTAAAGTTTCGTCATCAGGTTGAACTTCCATATAGCCATTATACAATTATAAACCTCCGTTTAAAAAGTTCCTCAATATAACTTAATAAAACTACGATTTTATATAAATAAAAAAGAGACCCTTCATCACAGAGTCTCTTTTATCACGGCATTCACACATATTCTATTTTTTTATCAGATTTCTCAAATACCCAGAAATAACTATGATATTTTCTTGCATTTTTCTGATTCTCTTTTTGCCAATCTGCAACAATTCTATTTTTCGCAAGCAAAATAAATAAATCTTTAGGATAAAATCCTAATTTGCAAGCCTCATTCATAATAAACACGTGGCTCATATATTGTTTTCCACTACTTACTTTATCTTGGCATTTGAATATAAGAATTCCTTTTGGCTTTAATATTCTATACGATTCTTTTAAACTATCAATATAAAATTGATGTAATTCCTTTTCATTTTTATAAACCCCAAATCTTTTATTTATAATATTACTATTATCATTTTTATATAAAGATTTTCCAGTAGTTGCTAAAAATGGGGGATCAAACATTTCACAATTTATAGATTCGTTATCTAATGGCAAGTTTCTGCTGTCACCATATTCTACACCCTCAATAGGATTTATATCAAAAATATATTTAGGAATATTTATTCCTGTATTTTTATAAAAATTACCATAGCTAAAAGTAGGATCGCAATCTATTGTTGTATTTACAACATGCAATTCTAAAATATTTTTAATTATTTCAGATTGGTCGTATGAGATAGATTTTATCACAGCCTTATCCAACTACTATATTTAATATATTTTCAATACCATTTTCTTTGTCTACAATAAAGCATTGTGTCTTTTTTTCTGTTTGCACATATCCGCTTTCAGTGCTCCATCTAGACCATCCGCTAATAGTAGGCAATCTATATATTTCAACAAAGCCCTGTTTT